ACAATAGGTGGCACTGTTACTGGTACAGGCACTGTAGGTGGCGTACCTGTAAGTGGAACAGTAACTGGTTCACCCACAGGTGTTGCAGGTAGCGGTACAGTAGCTGGCATACCTGTTAGTGGTTCAGTAGGTACAGCGCAAACACCTTCTGTAGCAACCACAGGTGCGCTAGGACAACAAGGTACTCCTATTGCAACTCCCCCCGCACCATCTACAACTGGAAAAGTAGGCATACAGGAATTTGCGGTACAGCAAATGTATAGTCCGGGTGTACCTGTTGGCGGTGAAACTGTAACACAACAAACTCTTACAGACCCCTCACAAGATGTGTCAAGCGGAGTAGGTACTTTGACTGGTCAAATAGCTACGCCAACAGCTATGGCTACAACTGGACAATCGCAAATGCCTAGTGCAATGCAGGCAAATGTAATGACTGCTGCACAATCTGCACCTGCTATATCTAGCGCAATGCAAGCTACACAGGCGGCACAGGCTAATCCCGCTGACCCACGAACACAAGTAACTGCCGCACAACAAACTGCATCCTCTGTAGGTAATTTACAAGCAGCACAGGGAAATGCTACTCTTATAAATAATCCCGTGCAAAGACAAATACAGGCTGGTGAACTTATAACAGGTACAGGTGTTGATGCAGTAAAAGTTGCACAAGTTACTGCACAAACACAAGCAGCGGCAGCTACTGCAAACCCTAGTCAACAAGCTATGGTTCAAGACCAACTAGGTCAATTAATGACACAGTTTCAAGGAGCTAACCCACCTGCTTGGGCTGCTGGTGCTATACGCACAGCCAATGCACAGATGGCTGCTAGAGGTTTGGGTGCATCTTCGTTGGCTGGACAAGCAGTTGTACAGGCAGCTATGGAAAGTGCTTTACCTATTGCAATGGCAGATGCTAAAACAATAGCTGGATTTGAAGCGCAAAATTTATCTAATAGACAACAATCTGCAATGCTTGCTTCAGAACAACGTGCTAAATTTATGGGTCAAGAGTTTGACCAAACTTTTCAAATAAAAGTAATGAACGCTAGTAAGATTAGTGATATTGCTAATCAAAACTTTACAGCAGAACAACAAGTTCAACTAGAAAATAGTCGCGCTGTTAATACTATGAACTTAAATAACTTGTCTAACGCACAAGCACTCGTGATGGCTAATGCTTCTGCTCTAGCACAATTAGATGTTGCTAATTTAAGTAATCGTCAACAGGCTGCTGTGCAAAATGCAAATAGCTTTTTACAAATTGATATGGCAAATTTGTCTAATAAACAACAAACAGAATTATTTACAGCACAACAAATTGCACAATCCTTGTTAACTGACTCTGCAGCACAAAATGCTGCACGACAATTTAATGCTACTAGCCAAAATCAAACTGACCAATTTTTTGAAAATTTAGCATCTCAAGTTTCTCAGTTTAATGCTACTCAACAAAACGCTCAAGCTCAGTTTAACGCAGGGCAAACGAATACAATTGGAAGATTTAATGCAGAATTAAATAATCAACGTGACCAATTTAATGCGCAGAATCAATTAGTAATTGCACAAAGTAATGCTCAGTGGCGCAGGCAAATAGCTACTGCTGATACTGCAGCTATAAACAGGGCAAATGAACTTAACGCTAATGCTATACTTGATATAGGTAAAAATGCTTATGATAATTTGTGGTTATATTATGCAGATACTATGGAGTGGGCATGGAAGTCTGCAAACAGTGAATTAGACAGACTAAATAATTTAGCCGTTGCGCAACTTGGCGCAGATGCAACTATAGCTGCTCAAAAATCCGCAAGCAGTTCTGCTGCAGGTACTGCAGTGGGTAGTCTATTAGGTACACTTGGTGCTGCGTGGTTACAGTTTGGATAATAGGAGAATTATAAATGACATTGACAAATCCCACACCTATTCTACATCAAAATTTAAGTATGGCTATTAATAAAAGAAAAGAATATGTAGAGCCTAAAAAACAGAACAAAGGTTTATTGAGTTCATCAAAGAAAGCCGAAGAGTCTAACCAAAAAGATATCCTTAGTCCATCTAGGCGTATAGCACAGTATGTAGAGTTAATTAGTCAAAAGAGAGAGGAACTTAATAATGGAACAAGCTGATGATGTTGTCCCATTTGATGCACCGATAGCAGGGATGTCACTAACTCACGAGTTAGGAGCGCGACCTTGGCAGTCTCCCTCTCAATATTCTACTGTAGAAGAAGCGTTAGACTATTATATTCCACGGCTACAAACTGAAGAAGTTAAAGAGCAACTATTAGATGTTCTTGAAATGGGTGTTCCTGTAACCAATATTGCTAATGCAATGCAAACAGCAGGTGTGATGCAAGGTAAACATAGTATTGACGTAGGCATGTTAGTTCTACCCGTATTAGTTGAGTTAATTATGCTAATAGGAGATGCCGCAGATATAGAATACACTTCAGGTTTAGAAAAAGGAAAACGAATAAGAAGCACCTTGGTAGATAATGCAGTTGAAAGACTTAAAGAAAAAGAAAAAACTGCAGAGGTAAAAGATGTAGTAGAAGAAGAAGAAGAAATTGTAGAAGAAATGCCAGAAGAACGTGCTGGCGGTCTTATGTCACGGAGTGTTTAATGTCTTTTTTAGGATTAGGTAATTTTGGAGAAGGCTTTGTAACAGGATTTGCTGAATCTGCAAACGAAGCATTAAAAGAAAATATTAAACGTATTAACACACGCATTGATGACATTGCTGCGTTTAAATTAAAACGTGCTATATCCGAACAAGATGAAAGAAGAGAAGAAAAAGAATTAATAGAAGATGCTATAAAAAGAGGAACTTCTATTTATGGAGAAGATTCTCAAGAAGCTCTGATGTTTGCCGCTAGTATTTTAAAAGAACGAGGTAGTATAGAAAGTTACAATAGCTTTATGAATACACTACAACAGAAAAAAGATATTGACCCAAACTTTGGAGATGTTATTAAAACTTGGGTTAATAAACCTAAAGCTCCTAATGATACTGTATTAACAGCAAGCACTATTGCTGATGATTTTCTTGGTCCAGCAAAAGGTGTTGATACTACTATACCTAAAGGATATAAAATGGATACAGGTTTAGTAGGAAAATTATTTGGTAGTGGTGCTGATGAGGCAATACAAAAGCGGTTACAAACTCGTATTACAAGCGAATTAGAAGGACGGGGTTTAGTAAAAGATGAAGCTACAAATTTAAATATGCCAAAAGATTATTTTAATCGTAAAAAATATATTTTATTTACTATGACACCACAACAACGTGTAGACTATTATAAATCTATAAGGGATGATATTTCTGGAGCTTATGATAAAATACAAAAAATGGATGCTCAAACGGAACTTGAAAAAAATTTAGACATTATAGAGAAAGAAAAATTTGATAATGCCACTCACCAAGAAAGAATTGAAATTCTTATTGAAAGGTTAAAAATATCACAAACAAATTCGATGGACCTAAGTTTACCAGTAGATGAGCAAAAGAAACATAGAGAGGAAGTAAAAACTACTCTTACAGAATTAAGTAGATATCGAGATGGTAAAGCAGAAATTGCTGGTATGGTAGGTGATGTTGAGGGTCAACTTTCTGCTTTGTATAAAAGATATAATAGTACCGTTACTCCTGCAGAAGATAAAGACGCGATTAAAAAGGAAATACAAAGACTAGAAGTAGAAAAAAGAAAATTAGCATCTTTTACAGGAACTCAGGCAGATAGAGCAGCGTTTCTGATTGATGAGGGTATTAGAGCAAAGAATAAAGAAATATATCGACAAGGAATTGAATTAGCTCAAACGATAGATTCAGCTAACAACGATACTAAACGAATAAGGTCAGCAGAACGTGCTGCCATGACTAAGGCTTTAAATTCTATTGCTCTAGCTAAAATGGATTTAGATGAAGTTTATGGTGCAGGTACATTTATAACGTCTGCAGATGGTCAATCAGTTACGTATAATGGAAAGCCTGAAATGAAAGAAGCGGCTTTGAAAAAGTTTGAAACATTATTAAATGAGGTAGTTAATGATTCTTTAAAACTTGCAAAAGACGAAAGAGAGGAACAAGTTATACGAGAAGTTGCATATCTAATTGGTGCAGAATTAAGAGTGAGTACAGATACAACAGCTACAACAGCTACAACAGATGCAACAACTACAACAGTTACAAAAGATACAACAGATGCAACAGTTACAAAAGATGCAGCAACAGCTACAACAGCTACAACAACTACAAATGAAGAAACACCTGTATCTGATATAAATGCAGCACAACCAGTAGTAGCACCACAAGTGCCTGAAAAGAAAGAAGAAGGAGAGGTACGTGTAGCCGATGTTATGAAGTTATTTTTCCCAAATGACGGTAAAGCTACAGATGACAGTGCTTTTGCCTTTATTCAAACATTTAATGAAAAAGAACTTGGAAATGTTGTTAATCGAGAAAAAACTATATTGAACCGCGCCGAACTTCTTGATGCAAATAATGGTGGTAATTTAAAAGATAAGGTTAAAGAACAATTTAATAATTATTACAAAACAAACTATCCAACACCAGATGATTTTGCAAGAGAAGTTCTTTTAAAAACAATTCAAACAGATACAACACGTATGTCAAACGAACAAATTTTTCAAAAAATAATTGATATATATGGAGCAGGTAACGATGTACAAACTAAAGCTCTGCGAATTATTGACGATATAAAAGAAGCAAGACTAGAAATAGAAAAACAAAAAAGACGAGAAGAAGATGCGATACCGACACTAAAGAAAGCAAAACAGCAGCAAGAAGATGAGATAAAGCTAGAGCAACAAGTGTATCAGGAACAAAGACAGAGGCTGGGTCGGATATGATTGGTTCTTTAACTGACATTTACGGCAAAACTAAATAAAAGGTTGATAATAAAAATGGCTGAAAGCGTATCCATAGGTAATGTTAATGAAAAGCTGGGTTTTAATGTGGCAGATTTTCTCATGTCATTAGATGAGAAAGAAGAAAAACAACAACAGCAGCAGCAGGAACAGAAACAACAACAAACACAAAAAAATATAAGTGATATGGACACTGCTGAATTTTTATTATCATTGGGTGAACCAAAAGTAGGAGCAGATAAACCCATAGTTTCTACTGTATCTATAGATAAATCTAGTATAGACGATGATGAACTCGGACTATATGGTGATACCACAGTTATTAGTTCATATGAAGAACTGCGCCGTAATCCTGTAATACAAAAAGCAGCCCAGAGGTTTGCTATCGAACATTTGGGTGAGAAAAAAAATATAGATAGTAATGAAGCGATTGAGGAGATGATATCTCACTTTCGCTCTTTTAATGTAAACGAAATGACAGCGGCAGGTGACTATAATTATGTATCAGGGTTAGTGGCTGATGCAGAAAGTGGTGCATCATACGCACCTAAAGCAAAAAGAAAACTGGAAGATTATAAATTATTGTTTGACTCTTTTAATGCAATGCCAGATTTTTATGAAGATGATGGTGCGCCATCTGCGTTTGGAGATTATGCTGAAGGTATTTTAACTGCCCCATCAACTTACGTAGGTTTGTTATTACCGGGTTTTGGTAAGGGTGCGGGTATAGCATCTACTGTAGCTGCAAAGACTGCAACAGCACGTGCTTTAGGTTATTTGGCACAACGTCCAATAAGAACAATGGCAGGTGTAGAAGCATTTGCGGGTGCTTCACAAGATATAGCAGCACAACAAACTGAAATGGAAATTGATAGAAGAGATAACTATAGCGTGCTACAAACAGGTATGGTTGCAGGTATTAGTGCGGCATTGCCAGCAGCTTTAACCTTAAATGCCGCAAAAAAAGGTGCGGGTAAAGCACTATATTCAGGGCAAGATGATATACTTAAAGCAGGTTTAGCGGCACAGAAAAGAGCTAGAAAAGAAGCAGGCATAAAAGCACAAGAAACAATTAAGAAAAACAAAAAACTTGCTACAGAAGTAAAGTCAAGTCTTGTTGCACTTAACCCAGAAAAAGTAGCTGCGGGACAAGCCGCTAAAAAAGCAAAAGTCACAGGGCCAGCAAATATTGATGATTCTTTTACTGTTACATTTACAGCAGAAAAAGCAGATGTGATTACTGCAGCAACAATTGATATAGCTAATGCCTCTGGACTTAAACGTGAACCTACAGAGCGTATATCTTCTTATGTGTCTAGGGCATTTGCAAGTTTACCGACAGAAAAAGCAGAAAAACTTGCTGGTAAAGTTATGGATAAATATAATCTTACCCAAGATGATTTTGCAAATATGTTATTGGCTGATTTTTCTGAAGCGGGTAGAACGCTAAGACGTGCCGCTGATTTACAAGATATTTTAAGGGCTTCTGATAATTCAGTATTTGCAATAGATAGAGAAATAAAAGAAGAACTTGGAAAGTTGGCTGATAAAGCTGCAAAAACAAATCCGAGAAATGCATTAGAAAAAACATCTTTAGCTGATGGTATAGTTGCACTTGACAGACTTCGTTTATCTTTAATGACATCTCAAACAGCGACTACTGTAAGAAACACAGTATCGGGTGTTGTACGTGCATCTTTATTTGATTTACCTACAAAAATACTCGATAGAGGTATAGCTACTGGTGTAAATGCTATTGCTAAAGCTGCAGGAAAACCTACTGTTGCGAAAGGGTTTGAGTTTGGACCGAACAATGATGCATTTGCTATTTTAGCAGGATTAGGTAATAGAAAAAGAACCAATGCTGTAATGCAAATGCTTACAACAAACTATCCAAGACAGGCGGGTAGATTGTTTAGAGAATTGGCTGACTTAGAAACTAATAAAAAAATGGGGCCACTGTCTATGGGTCTTAATAAAGTAGGTAGAGAATTTAATACTTTAAATACTATATCAGATAATTTCTTTAAGGGTGGTGCATTTGTTGGTGAACTAGAACGGGCATTAAACGAAATGTATTCTGCGGCTATTAAGTCGGGCAGAAAGGTAAATCCAGATGAGTATAATTTAACAGAGATTGTAAAAAAAGGCAACTTAAATAAACTATTTGCAGGTAAAGACGGAAAAAAATTACTTACAGACGTAATAGACAAAACTTTATATTTTACTTATCAACGTAGTCCACAAGGTGCAGCGGGAAAACTACTAGTAAATGCAATGAACAAGGCTCCGTTTTTAACTACATCACTTGTTCCTTTTCCACGATTTGTAGCAAACGCTTTAAGGTTTACTTATGAATATTCTCCAGCATATTTATTTACTGGTGCGCGGAAAGCACTGTCCAAAGAAACAGGAAACTATGAAGATTTAGCTAAAGGTCTAATTGGATTAGGTATGTACACTGGGGCTGTCGCTTTTAGAGATAGTGAATATGCAGGTGAACAATGGTATGAGGGCAAAACAATAGACGGTAAAACATATGATTTGCGACCCTTCTTCCCTGCTGCGCCGTTTTTATTCTTTGCAGATATGTATATTAAAAACAGGGACAATAAATTAGATACTTTAAATAAAAATGTAATACTGTCTAGTGTACAGGCATTGACAGGCACACAAATGAGGGCAGGATTTGGCTTGTATGCAATGGATAATGCAATGCTTGATTTTGCTAATGCTAAAGAAGACCCAGATAAGTTATATAAAATTGCGGTTAATTTTGCTGCAAATATAGCTAGTACGTATACTATGCCTTTAACTATGATACAAGACTATGATAATACATTTATTGCTGATGATGATGCTCGTTTAGCTAGGCAAACAAAAAGTGATGACCTACTTAGTTTAATGGTAAATAAAACACTCGCTCGTGTTCCACGAAATTATAGAATAGAAGAAATGCTGTCTGATTATTTAGGGACAAAGCCATCAGAAGTTTATGAATCACCAACAAGAGCAGAACCTATAAGAAGAGAAACTCCTATTAGGAGACAAACAACTGGTATGCTTGTAAAGCAACGCAAGAATGTATTAGAATCAGAGATGGATAGATTAAACATACGCCGTAGTGATATGTTTAAAAAGACTGCAGTACCAGAAGCAAATCAGTTAATATCTATGTTTATGGGTGAATTTGCTACAGATTATCTTGTTCCTAAAGTAATAGAGTCAGATTTATATAAGAGCCTAGATACTGTAGGTAAACGAAAATTATTAATGCAACAAATCGCAGAATACAGGTCAGACATTTTAGAAAGTGTACGTGAATATTCTCGCCAGTTTGGTCCTGACCGCTATGGCTATGACCCAATGACCAGAGCAGATTTTAGAGCATTAGATTCATATTACAGAGACATGGCTATAGAAAGATATGAAAAAGCTATAGGAAGAAAAGTTGATGTCAATAATTTAGGAGACTTAGACTTAATAATAAAAGCGGCAAAGTATTATAAAAATAATACGTTTTTACAACCAAGAGAAGAAGGGGGCAATTAAGCCCCCTCTTCATATGTAGTCACATATATCATTAGCCAGCCCCATGCCAATGGCTGCAAACGGTGCGTACCTAACGATTGTCACCGTCACCCTGTAGGCGATTCCTAGCTTTCCTATCTGCCAACTTTTCAAGATTGTTTTCCATAATACTTCCAAGGTTGATGTCCACTTCTTTTGCTATCATAGCACAATACCATAAGACATCTCCTAACTCTGCACCTATCTGATTTAGCTTATCATTATACCCTTCAACGTCAGCACCATCACGTATTAGCTTCTTAACCTTATTTGCAATCTCCCCTGACTCACCAGTAAGCCCAAGAGTTAAATACTCAAGGGCTTTTTCTTTTGGAAAGATAGCAGTCTCTGCTGCACGTATTTGATATTCAGTAGCTGTTATACTACTCATATGTTTTCTCCTCATCCATTGTTCAGCCTCTTCCTTTATTCCCATTATACTTACCCTTTTCTAAACTCTCACGGTAGGCATCATTCCACCCACGTTCCCACTCACGATACTGCATGGTGTTGGGGTCAAGGTTTGGACGGTTCTCTTGAAACATGGTTTTATTATTACCTACCTTAATTAATCTACCACCACGTTTAAAAGCATCGTAGCCCCACTGGTATTGTATACGCAGTGGAGCATCATATTTATTTAAACCATTACGCCGCATCTTTATTCTCCTTAAAGGCTTTGATTACGTCAGAAGAAAACAGCTTCTGTAGATTCAGTAAATACATACGTGATGCATTATGGTCTCCACCAGATACACTGCGCTTGCTATCTAAGTTGGAGATAATACGTTTCAACGACTGCGTATCAAACACAATAGTTGCAAAGGTTTCTTCACCAATACAGAGATTATGAAACCAGTAATCTGATTCCGTAGCATTGATGCCACTTGGCTTTCCATAACATTCGTATTCGATTGCAATGTTTCCCGTTTTCTGCCAGACATCTCTTTCACTTTTCACCTCAATCTTTTTATCTTGTAGCATGTCAGCTACCTGTTTCTCACGTACCTTGCCATATTCAAGGTCTATATCAAACTTCTTGCGGTCTTTAGTCGCTGGTTCCAGATTGGTCATCACTATCTCCTTCTTTTGTTTTAGGGAAGTATTTAACAAGCATCTCTAGCTTGTCGTGATAAGCTGATAGTTTTTCTAATTCTAAGTCTATTGTTTCCATTATGTCAGAGTGTTCACCAATACCAACTGTATTATTCATATACACCGCTATATTAGCTTTGTGTTTATTCATACCGCCAATTAAGTACGACACCTGTGCGTCTATTAACATGTCTCTTATTGTCATTTATTTCTCCTCTGTTATTATTATCCATTGTACATTATTCTCTGTACTGGCTGTCCTAAAATTACCTGCTTTAGACCAGTCAATGTCTTCTAACTTTTGCACAGTTTCTTCTGGTTCATATTGTTTGTTTGCGTAATGCATACCATACGCTAATGCACCCAACACTAATAATGTCTCCATACTTACTCCTCTCTGTGGTCTTCATGTTCAAGATTAGGATAGTAAACCTCAACCCATGACTTACATTCGGGACACTCTAAACAACTAAGTATTATATAGCGGTTATCTGTAAGTTCGTCTACATCGTGGTCTCCACTCCACCTTAATTCTGTATTACAATGCCAACAATTCATTACGCTGCCTCTATGTCTACAATTTCACATACACCTGCAGTACACGCTAACTCACGTCCACCTGATGTAGTGTCTTCTTTTTCAAAGTCACTTAACTTAGACCAGTCTACACTTTTTGGCATCTTTGTCAAGAACTTTTCATACTCATCTTTATTTATATCCTGATAAGGTTGTTGTTTATATGTATGTTCACTAAACGGCAGGAAGCTAATACCTGATACCTCATCAAAGTGTTCATATACCCAAGCACCTACCTGCATCCACTCATGTTCTTTAACTGAGATTGTTACGCTAGGCTTATGCTCACACCAGTAACGCTGATAGGTAAGCCATAACTCTAGTTGTTCTATTGCGTTCATCTGTGTACGTGTGATAGCACCTAAAGGAGAACGCATAGGAAAACTAAATATTGTTGTTGAATCAGGCTTTGATACACAAGGCTCAGATGGTATACCCTCTGATATAAGAAACTGCGTAATAGGGTCTTTATTGTCACCCCGCACTGTACGTATATAATATGGATGGTGTCTAGCATGTATACCTGATGCTGCGTCAGTAAGTTGTGACACAGTGCCACTAGGCTTTACGCAGGTAACAGCCGTTGCTTGTGGTATGTTAAGGGACTCTGACATTTCTTTGTTGGTACGAACAGCCTCATCTTTTAGTATACCCAACAGTATGGATAGCTTATCTCCCATAGAGGAAGTCATAGCATTGTCCATGATACCCGTTAAGGATACGCCAAGCAAACGCTCTTCTTCTGTGTTATCCTTCCACACTTTACGCAAGTATTTAAAGTTAGTTAATGTAGCTTGGAATGTACCAAGCAGAGTAGCGAGTCTAACCTTTTCTTTTAAAGTATCAAGAGTATCACTTTCACGTATGACTACCTCTGACAAATTACAGAACTGATAAGGACGCAGTATAATTTCAGAGCAAGGATTGCACCCAAAGTCTTGTTCGGCATCTCGCCTACCATTCTTAGCAGCCTGCACCTGCGCAGACTTCCTATTAAATATACCACGTTCACCAGAGTGTGATTCGTATAAGGCTAACCACTCACGCATGAATGTACCTATTTCTGGCTTTCCTTTATAAGCTACAGAATTATTGGCTAAAGACCTTTGCCCTTCACGTATAATATTTTTTTCTGGCTCGTCCCACCAAACGCCAGACTTTGCGTGACGCATTTGGTCATCATTAAGATTAGATAAACTAATCAGTGCTGACCTACGCACACCACCTACGACTACAACTTCTCCTATTTTACACATGATGTCGTGGCACTCAATAGGAAATAATCTACGACCTGCTGCGTTTTTAAATTTACGAATACAAAACTCAAACAACTCAACTAATGGCTGTGGTCCTGATGCTCTACCGCCAAACGTCTTGAGTCTAGCACCTGCAGGACGTACCTCTGATACATCCCACTCAGGCACTTGTCCTGCGTACAGCATAGCTATAAGTTCCTTGAGTGACTTAGCCCAGCCCGGTCTACTATCACCGACTTTAATCACAGTATCTGTCTTGTAAAAATCTTCTGCTACTATAGGTAGCTTCTCAATGTTATGACGCTCTACACTAAAGCCTACGCCTGTTCCACACATTAGTATGTACATAGTCTCATCAAATGCACGAGGGCTGTCTACAGGTAAGTATGAGCAGTTGTATCCACCCACGTGACATCTATCTAATGCAGGACCACTGGTCATCAAAGCCCTCATGCTAGGCATGATACTCTGATTGAGTACTGCTTCTTCTAACTCTGAACGCAATCCATCAGATAACTTGTAGTTGTGGTTGTCTGCTAAATGCTTATCCATATAGTCAAAGTATCTACACACAGTTTCACCCCACGTCTCACGGCGTTGCTCATCATCTTTCCATCTTGCATAGCGAGATAGAGCTATAAAGTTCTGGTAGTCCGTTGGTAGTGTATTTCTTAACATCTCTGTCACTCCGTAATTGTTCTAATGTGTTTAATATCTGCACCCTCTATATCATAAAAATATTCTTGGATACTCTCTTCTAATTCATCGCCGACACGACCATCGGCTGGCACAGGGTATTCCTCATCGTCTATGTCTATAGTAAGAAACATCTTAACTCTCATCATACGTCTCTATGAGTTTATTTAAATACCATGCAGCTTTTTGCAAATCCTGCTTACCATTCTTATATTTATATCGCCAAATATATTTTACTATATTACCCTGCAGATAGTGTTGAAAGCCTTCATCTGTAGCTGCCTGTATAGCATCTATACATTCTATGCCATGTTGATTATAATGTGGTGGGCTATTAACCATATCAACAACATTGTCTGTTTGTTTATTTGCTTGTTTCATACGTATCTCCTCTTGTTCTAGTCGGGCTTTCATATATGCTTCGTACCTACTCATGCTGACCCCTTTGTTTTACTGTTAAAATTTAAATGTATTACATTACCATCATATGTTTTTTCTACACCACATTCTTCTTCTAATTCTAACGTAATATCAGACTCATTGTCAATAACTGTTATAACATATTCATGAATAAGATTTCTTAATTCTTCAACTTCTTCCATAACAGGAACAGATGCGCATATCATTTTTGTAAAGTGCATTAGCTGTCCATAATCTTCATCGTCTAAAGGATTGTCGGGCATAGCCATAATTGATATGTCTACTTCGCCAGACCATTTACCATCGTTATCTGAAAACGGCCTTATACGTATAATGAAATCCTCTTCATTTATTTCCTTAGATAATTTAGTCATCATTGCATCCACGTTTATCTCCTTTTTACCTTGCCGCCCTTAAATTTAATAAATTTTTGATGTTTGTTTTTACCTTTTTCTTTTAGCCAATCTTCTGGAATAATTCTGTCATAATATTCAAATCCATATTTTATACACCATTCAGCATAACTAGTCTTTGCACCTTTTTGCAACTTAGCTCTACTGTTGGTAAACACAAAACGAATGTCTAACGAGGGATGCTGTTTTTTAATACACCTATGTTTTCTTCTGTCTGCTACAGTAAACCTACCTTTAGTTTCTATTATGATACCATTAGGCAGCACAAAATCTGGTGTATATGTTCTATAAGCTAAGTCTTCCCATTCAATCTTAATACCCTCATACAAAAACTTTATCTTTAATTCTTGCAAATATTCAGATATTTTTAGCTCAAGACCACTACGATAACCATACTTTCGGGCTGCCCTAAATTGTTTGTAAGGTGACACTAGGTTATATCACGCCACGAAATAAATGGGCTGTTACGATAACCTAACGCACGTAATTCTTCACGCAAGACTTTATCAGCTTCGTTACGTGCGTCAATAGCTGCACGAAGTCCTGCGGTCTTACGCTCACGGTATTCTTTGCGAAGTTCATTAAGATGTCGCTCTGCATCTTTAATCTGCTCTGAAAGTTCATTGAGTTCTTCATCCATTTATATACTCCTCTGCTAACTCTACGTATGCCACAGTGGGCGGGTTTTTTGCCTGTGATTTTACAGCAGGTAACTCAGTAAGATTATCCCAACAATTAAAACGGTAGCTACAAAATTTACATCCGTTATTAAGCACTTTATTACCTGTGGGCTTGCCACGAAAAGTCTCAGGCACTGGTTCAAAACATCTTTCAAATTTATTCTCCTTTACCGTCTGAACCGTGTCCTTGATATAAGACACTTCAGTATTAATGTCAAGACCTGTAGCTGGTACATATTTGAATTGACCATTAGCTTTGTTTACAACCCACCAGCCACCAGCTTTTTTACCTGCTGCTTTTGCATAGCCAGCAAGCTGCGCTATGTATCCAAAGCCATCTCCACTGGCAAGGGACTCATAGGAATCGAACTTGTTTCTGTAGGACCAGTCTGAAGCTGATTTAATATCATCAACTGCACCATCAATGATAAGGTCATAAGAACCAGAAACAGTATCATCACCAAGGCTAAGAGAAACTTTGTCCGTGTCTTCATATTTAACTCCTGCTTCTTTTAAGATAGCTTTAAACACTGCTTCAACTATATCACCAAGCATCATGTTCATAACGAATGTTGTAGGGAAGGGTAACGCTACCTCTGGCTTGTTCTTGTCATACCAAAGTTGACAAGCTGGTCTACCCACATTAGACATACGTAGACTAAACTTGTCACGCTTGTTACCCCCACCAAACTGGCGTTTTGCAGCAGCCATAACATCGTCACCAATCTGTTTGATTGTTTCTTCTGTCATGCTTGATTTACCTTTTGTAGCGTTATCAAGATACTGATGCAGTGCCAGTTCAGCAGGGTGTTTCATTAGGCCACCTCTTCTTCAAACTCAATATCAACAACATCATCAATATCTAAATCATCTAGTTCTTTATCTGATTTTTGTGATGTCTTTTCTGCGTAAGCATTTATGATATACTGATTATAGTTAGTCACCCAAGATAAAAACTCACTGAATTTTTCTTGGTCATCCTGACTGAGTTCAATTACACTAGAAAGGTCTAACGATGTTACAGGTAGGTAGAAACTATTCCCATTAGGAAGTTTTCGCTCCTCTGTATTCAAAGTTACACTATGTTGTACAGGTAAACGCTTCATCTTAGCCAGTTGATTAAAAACATTACCAACAGTTTTAAAAGCATCCCTATTTTCAACTTCCCAAATGAATGGAATAGAACTAACCTCGACAGCATTACCATCTATATCTTTAGGATTGGTTAATTCTATTACACCAAGCACAACACGAACTCTCTTTATTGAGCGTATTAATTCCTTAGTAGCATCAGGAAGAGATTTAAAATCCTCTATCCAACCTGAAGGTTTACCACAATTAAAGCCACCGTCATTGTCTTTTAAATCCATATTCAGCGTATCAGCCATGACAGTTTTCACGTAACGATTTGGTGAGCCTGCACTACCCATGACAAACTTTTTATACATAAATCGTTGCATAAAGGGACGCATGGTAGCTGCTTCAGCAAAATAAGTTGGGCCATCTGGTACTTCTACCTTATATGTTCCAGCTTTTACTTTAATAGTATCTGCACCCAATATTGGTGAGTGCTGTATTCGTAGACGAGCAAGGAACATACCCTGCTTTTTCTTAGCTGCAACCTCATTAGCAATACCCATTGCTTTAGCCATTTCAGCATAGTTATTAGTATCAATAGTTGTAATCTCGTTCATATTTAACTCCTTTTTGTTCTGAGACGCATAGTTATATCAGATTATATCGGCAGTGTCAAGCCAATTATCACCAATTTTTGCTTCTAATAGTAGAGGCACATTAAAATCAATACCCCACCTAAGATTAATTAGATTTGGTAATGCTTCGTTTGTCTGGTCTATAATGTCTATTACCTGTGACGTTTCATCAGGGTGTACATCAATAACAATACTATCGTGTACTGTGTTTACTACACAAGATTCAATACAAGATAGTAACATATCTATGTGCAGTAGAGCAATAGGCACGATATCTGCTGTAGCAAAAGATTGTACTGGATAGTTTTTAATTTGTGTAAAATGAGATACACTACCCGTAGCTTTACGATGCACATTTGGAAAATAAAACTCTCTCCCACTAGGTGTGGTTATGATGTGTGTTTTTATAGCTTCTTCAGCCAGTCTGGTATGCCAAGCCTTGACTCCTTTGTACTTTTCGTTGAAGTGTGTGTAATACTCTGCTTCCGCTGCCGTTCTCCCAAAGCCCGTTGCGCCATAAAGCGGTGCAAACGTGTGAGCTTTCGCAGACTGCCTATCCGTATGTTGACCAGCAGCACTAATAACTTTAGCGGTATATGAGTGTACATCAAACCCAGTAGATACTTCATTTATAGCAACCTCATCCTGTGATAAATAGGCAGCAGTCCTAAACTCAAGCTGTGCAAAGTCAGCTTCCATTACCTTGCCACCTTCCCATCGTGACACAAATACTTTCTTAACAGGAAACGTGCCGCCACGTGGCATGTTCTGCATGTTAGGGTCAGCACCACTGAACCTTCCAGTAGCTGTGCGATGCTGAAGCAAACGCACATGCAACTTACCATCTTGTTTCGTGTGTGTCTCTATACCCTCTACAAAAGAAGATAAGTATGTATCCAGTGCAGACAATCTTTGTACATCATTCAAAAAGTTTTCCGCTTTATCAAAGCTGCTTTTCTTTGCAGAGTTGGCTAAAATCTCTAGCATCTTTTTATTTGTACTAAAACCGTTGGCACTTATCCATTTAGGATTAGGTGCTTTAAATCTAAGACCAGCTACAGATTTTGTAGGGGTAAAACGATAACCAAGCCCATCACAAGACTTACAGGTTGGTAGTTTTAAGTATGGTGTACCATCCTTTTTTAGTTTCTTTTCTCTGCCTGTACCATAACAGGAAAAACATTGTCCTGCCTTTGTCTTATAAAGTACAGACGAGTAACTATTTACAGCACTAGTAAATTCTGTCTTTGACATATAAGGTGTAAACATATTACCCCACAAGGCTTTATCATCAGGCTTCCTGCTATATATAACCCAAGACATTTGTTCTGGACTGTTAAGATTTATAGGTGTATCACCCATCAACTCAATCACCTGTTCTTTTAACCTTTTTTCTATTTGTTCTTTTTCTGCAACAAACTCATCACGAACCTCACTTAACTTTGACAAGTCAACAGCAAAGCCCCTCTGATAGATACGTGATAGGCAAACAGCCACCTGATTAGTGAGGTCTACAGTGCTGCGTAAGCCACTGTCTGTTGGGGTATTCAAACGATACATCAGCTTGTCAGACAACTGCTGTGTAGCATGAAGGTCAGCAGACAGATACTCACATAACTCATTGTATGGTATATCACGAGTACTATAACCCTGCTTGAAGTATTCCTTCAATGTATCTTGTTTCTTCGTATCTAATTCATAACGCTCTGCACAAGCCTCAAGTGATAAAGGTTCTTTGTTACCACGCTGCAATATATACTCAGCAAGCATAGTATCAAAGACAGGCCCATTATATTTAAAACCAGACTCCCACAACCACAATAAATCGTGAGCAGCGTTATGACAAATGATGATAGTAGCTTCGTTTAAGTACCACTGCACACGCTCATAATAATCTTTTTGATTAGGTACATCTGCATGGTCAAATGGGAAATGCTGTTCTACCCCTTGGTCAGTCAACACACCAATCATAGTTAGTGAGTTCTCTGGCTCAAATGGGTCAAGGTGCATCTTGCCATCACGTTTAGTTACTGTGTTCTCTACGTCAAGAGTTAATTTCATTAGTCTGTGTACCTCGCTGTTAAGTAATCTAAGTTGCAGTTTATCATACCATGCCAACCTGTCAACTTGTTTTTTACTATATTAATGTGACGCATTGGGCTATCTTCTTCTTCGCCCTCTATTTTATCTTTGGCTGGACTCTTACCAATCAGTATCATCAGGTCAGCTTCAGCAGCTTTACCTGTGCGTGAGCCTTCCATCATAGACTGATTAAGCTGTGACCTACCCTCTGCTTCAGCAGATAACTGTGACATATAAAACACTGCACAGTCGTATGTCTTAGCAATCTGCCTAGCATATATGGCACAAGCCTTGAGTGCCTCGTCCTGTCTAGCAAAATTACCACCTGCACTAAACTTATCACCCATGTCTAATACCAACACGTCTGGCTTGTATGATTTGCATACAGATTCAACCCAAGCCATATCACGACCACCAGCCTCTTTTATTTTAATATTATTCATCACTGGTTCGTATAGCGATTTAGCTTTAGCCATGTTACTTTTAACTTCTCTTGCAGACATACCAGATGCAGCAGTCAGATAACGTGCGCCAACTCTGTGGGTAGGCTCTTCGTTACATAGGATAATACACTTAGCACCCTGATGTGCAAATCCATTCGGTGCAGCAATTAAGCTAGCATGAAAGGATGTCTTACCTGTGTTGGGTCTAGCACCCACTTCAATAAGCTGTCCACCAGATACACCCTCTACCTTCATAGTCACACATGGTATGTTGAATGTCCAACGTGCCTCTAGTTCAGCTTTAGCCATAAGTGTTTCGATAGTGATGTCATCCCACTCAATATTTAAATTAGGAATGAAATCATCTCCATACTGCTCAAGTAAGTTACGTAACTTTTCTAGCGTAGCTGCATCACCATTGACCATATCGAATCCAATGTTTGCTACATCCTCACCCACTACCTGTTGAAACAGTTTTGATAATACCTCTTGTGCTATATCGCTACCCATTGGCTGTTCACGTTTGATAGAAGAAAACATAGAAGCATAGGCTTGTTTCTGTGCTGTGGTCAAGGTAGGGTTATTTGATACAAATAATGCTTCTACCTCGTCTGGTGTAACAGTACGCTCATACCTATCCATAGCTGTGTCAATAGCTTCCTTAACTTTACGGGCATCCTTACTGAACAAACGTGGTGGGCATTTGCTACCACGATGGTCGTCATAAAATGACTTGTCCATTAAACTTCTAATTATTGATAATTCCATTTAGCTTCTCCATATCTGTCGGGTTACGATATTTAATATCATCATTCAAACGTAGCACACGAACATCGTTTACATGACCACGTAATTCTTTAGCCATCTGTAGCGTCTTAGGTAGCGCATCGGGGTCTAATGCTATGACTGCTGTTGAGAACTGCGCAAGATACCCTTTATGCGATTCTTGGAGAGATGTGCCAAGTATCGCAACCCCGACAAAGGATTCGCCACCAACCACGGCTGCACTCACACAGTCCTCAACAACTACTGCGACTTTACCACAACCGAAAGTAAAAGGCAAGCCACTTTTTCCATATCTTTTCCACTTAGGTAATCTCATGCTGAGAGAACGCCCCACAGCATCTACGATTTTATTCTTGTGCATCACAGGAAATACTACACGATTCTCTTTAACATCCTGCAACATACCTATTTTCTCTGTACGAATACCCCAAGAGTCTAGCCAATTTTCTGCTTTATCACTTAGGTATGGAACAACGTATTCGGGTAACTCAAACTGCTCTTCAGCAAAATACTGTGCATTACCCATGCTGGTACGTATATCTTCCACAGTTAAGTGGACACGATTACCACCACGAACATTACAGGATACCTTGTAACAATTCCAAATTAGAGAACCAAGGTTATTAGTTACAGTAAATGTCTTTTTACCACCACAGTTAGGACAATCCATACGTTTAGTATGTCCGTTTGGTATATCCATATCACTTATAATGTTATATATACTATTCATTATATACTCACTTTCGTTGTGGCAGTTAAGTGCTTTTACCATAAGATTTACGTGCTGTCAAGGCATTATTTGCACTCTCATACGTATTTTTCATATATGGTTTTACTGATTGTGGATTACTGTGTCCTGTAACCGACATGATTTGTCCCATAGGGACACCAGCTTCAACCATTTGTGTTGTACCTGTCCTGCGTAAGTCCATCAGGCGTAGTTCATCAGACAGCCCAGCTTCCCGCATGACAGCCCGTCCAGCTTTGGACAGTCTCTCCATACTATACGGCTCGTACTGCCCGTGTACGGGCGTTGTACGGGGAACAACGTACTGTTGAAAGCCAAAGTCCTGCTCTTGCTGTGTCAGCATCTCAAGCAGGTCATCTTGTATAGGTAAAGTTACCTCTGCCCTACGCTTTGACTGCTCAAGATACAGCTTCTTAGCTTCCAAGTCGATGTTATCCCACGTCAACAGACGCATATCACCCAGCCGCTGACACCACTCATACGCCATGTGAACTATCAATCCGATACTACGATACTGAAACTCACTGTATGCAATGTCAAGAAACTGACGCACATCGTCCTCTGTCCATACAACCTTACGTTGTGGTGGTGTCTTGCGTTTGACGTTAGCAAACGGATTGATATGTGTATATTCCATCTCAATAGCATAACGAAACAGGATGGATGACACAGTGCATACATGGTTGGCGAGACTGATACCTCGCTCAACCCACCTTTCGTATGCGTGTTTGGCCTGCTTACTTGTGAGTTCACAAAATTTCACAGAGCCAAAATCGTCCACCATTATACTAAGAAAGTATTGATAGTCTTTCTTAGTTCTGCTTCGTAACATCTTGAAATCATTGGAATTATAATACTTATCCACAAGATGTTTTACAGTGTTCATCTACGTTCTCCTATATGTTTTAGTTCTCTCGTCATACTCTTCAAACAATGCGTCCCAGCCAACGCCCAAACCCACTGGATGTACGTTGCGTTGTACTTTATCCAGCAAGGCATTGATGGCTAAGTTTATGTCAGGTGCTTGCACTTTGCAGCGCAAGTACCCTTCCATGTTTCGCATCCTAAATGTTATGCGAAAAGTTTTCATGCTGCAATCAACTGCTTGAATGGCTTGCTCTCAATCCACTGTGATACCTTGCTCTCACGTTGGAACATGGACACAGCGTTGGTATCCTTGCCAGTGTTACGTAGGGAAAAACCATTACGCTCATCAGCATAGCTTGCATAGTTAGTAAATGCAGAGTACAAAGCCCATACATTCTGACCACGCACTGCTGCTTCTTGGTTGTACAAGTTAAGCATTTTCTCAGATGTCCTGTCAGACTTTAGCAAAGTCTCAAGCATAGACTTAACGTCACCAACAAACAAAGGTTTGTTAGCCCAGCTTTGCAAGCGTTCAGACTGTGCGTAGAATGACTGTGTAGATTCACGCAGGTCATGGATGAACCTAGCCATGCTAAAGTTAGCTGTGTTCTTACGCCTCACTTTGTCATGCTCACCACGAATCATACCATTGGTGCAAAAGAAATCTATCGCACCGAAGTATGTTTGGTTTGAACAACTACCATCAATACCATGCAAAGCGATGATGCGCTGTGCAATGGTGCTGCTGTGCCTGTCTGTCTCAATACGAGCAGTCACATTAGGCAGGGTCATGTCAAGCATAGCCCATGCGTTCTGCCGTGCTACATTCCACTTCATCTTCATGCCCTCACACTCAGCATCACCAAGGTTCTCAGTGATAGTGTCATGCACTCCGTTGAAGAAGCCACTGTGACTTGCACAGTTGAAGGTGTCACCCACCACACCAATGTAGTCACCCGTACTACCATTGATGACATACTTCTTGTCCTTCACCTTGGTAGGCTCAAACACGGGGTCAAAGTTAAGGTTCTCTGGTAAAAAATCTAATGGCATATCTATTCTCCTTTCGTAAGGTTAAATTGAAATTGTAATGTGTCTTTTGCATCGGACAGTTCTTGCAGTTCATAGGCAGATACAGCCCGTATGCCACCCATGTCGGGGTACAGGGCAATGTCAAGGATGCTATCTACCAATTTGTGTACTTCGATGACAGCAGCCCGTTGGTCAATGGACAACTTGCCTATGCGATTTCTACGCTTGATGCGTTCTTTTTCACGCTCCTGTTCCCAATACGCTGTGCGTTCATCTGTAGTCATGTTATGTAGTTTCTTAGCCATGTTATATCTCCTCTAAAATATTGAAAGTATTATGTTAGCTATTATCAATGCCCCTATTATTTCAATCATCATACTTCCTCTCTATGCAAAAACATTGTTGGTCTGGATAGTCAAAGCCACGCACAGTGGACTCCACGTGACATTGAGAAATCCATTTGTGTCCTGACCATACCTCTAGTTCTACTGTGTTTGTATGGATTGTGCCTAGACAGGCAAGTATCCATATGTCTGTCAATACAGTGTTAATCATGCTCACCTCCATTGCCTCTGCCCAAGCCACCTAGATATTTAGGTGCGTCATCTTTTAATATATCCCTGCCACATACACGACACAACATCTTGTATGCCATGTCACGTAGCTTGATTGGTATGTACTGTACACTTTTGCAGTACACGCAAATATGTTTCACAAGGTTAGCCATCGTTTTCTTCTCTGATTTTCCAACTAAATCCATCAGGTAGCCATCCCATTGAGCCACATGAGTTTGCATAGTCAATTAGGTCAGTGAATGTATTGAATACATGAACCTGATTTTCATTGTCTGTTATTTCTACAACTTCATTCATTGCCAAACTCCTCTATCAGTTCGTCTATTTGTTCTATTGGGCATGACCCGTCCATGTATTCTTTGTATAACATCTCTGTTGCATACATAACAAGTGTGTCCATATCCCAACTATCTACACAGTTGGTTACTGCATCAGCAATTTGTTCTTCCGTGTATTTTTCTTTTGTCATCATCAATCTCCTCTTCTAATAACACTTCAATATCAGCATTAGCCCAATCAACGCAGTCCCTAGCAATCATCTCTGCCTCTTCATAGTCTGCGGCTTCAGTATTTACCTCTATGGTGAAAATTATTTTATACTTAGGCATCTATAATCTCCTATAATTGAGGATAGTTCTTTAATACGAGCAAGAATAATCGCTTTACCGCCATCACTTTGAGCAGGATTGTCTACGTTTCTTTTGAGCATTTCTAATTCATCATAGCTAGTCATAATCAAAACTCCTCTGTGCTGCTTGAAGCTGCCTCTGATATGTTTCAGTTCCATCGTCCCAATCGTCCTCATTTTCTTCAGCATCAATCTCCAATACAAACTGGTCTACTGTACAATTCTTATGCCACTCAATTCTGGCAGGGAAATATTCTCCGTCTACATATATAGTGATAGTGTCTGCTTGTGCATCTATATCACCACTCAATATATTTATCATCTGTCTATAGTTCATCATCAATCTCCTCTACATATACTTCTGTGTCATAGTCACCATCATATTCCTTCCAGTGTATGTCACCAGAATCACAAGCTATTTCCTCTGCATGGTCATGCGTATCAGCTTCAACTGTAGCAACGCAGATAACAGTATAGCTTCGGGTTACTTCGTATTTAGGCATCATCATTCTCCTTTACAAATAGTTCGTGTGGTATCTTGTCCCACTCAGCACGTCTGATACGCCACTTGTCGTGTTGGATAGGTGTGCAAAAGCGTACCCACTTTCTGCCCACCACTACCCAAACAAGGCGTGTGCCACATACAGGATAGCGTGTGTCGTATAGGTCACAACGATACAGCTTGGCATCAACCCATGTTTTCTCTGGTGGTCTAGGTGTCAGTAGCATTACGCAATTCTTTTTTTAACAAAACCTCTATATCATACAATAACTGTTCCCAATCTGGCTTGGACAAGCCACGATGCGTGTATAGATTGTGTATTATATCCTGCAATAAATCGGCTACAGTATCCTCGTTATCTGTGCCACCATGCACACGCTGCAAACCTAGTGCATTGTTAGCACTCAGCGTTTTGATTAGGTCAACACAATTAAAGTAGTTGTTTGCTTGGTTTTCGGTTGTCATCTCATTCATCCTTATAAAGTTTATACATTATATAACATATTCCAACTACACATACAAGCAGATAACCACCAACAAATACACTATCCCACGGCATCTGATTGTATATGCACAGTGCTGTTATGCACTCAGTCATGGATACCTCTTGCCCATGTGTGTGGCTACAGCTTCACTTTCTGACTCTGCCAAATCAAATGATTTGTTGATGATAGTAACTCGCATAGATTGCTCAATCATTCTATTGCGTTTCCATTCAGGTGCTTTTCTACTCACCTTTTTTATACGCATCTTTTTCGTATTCAATCGCATTTTTTTCATCCTTTTGTCTGTTATTATATGAACCCTTACCCTTGTTTGGTCTCTCTACTATAGGTCTACGCCTATTGTATGCCGCCACAGGGTTATGTACTTTTGTTATCCTGATAGTCATGCGTTACCTCTTCTCTAGGTTGTATGCTACAATGCCCCAGCCTACGACTAGACACCACGCACTGCAACCAAAAAATGTCCATGATAGCCATGACATAGAGCCTACACCATGTATTGATAACATGGCAAGCCCAAAAAATACGCAAGCCATCAGCATACCAATCAGAAACAAGTCTAACATTTCAAATTTTTTCATCAGTCTGTTCCTCCGTATCAAAGTAAAAGAATACACGGCACTCATCGCCCATGTCATCTGCAATAAACCAACCCGATGGGTCAGTGTTTTCTTTTGCTGGGCAAGTTTTCATCCATTCCCAAAACTCTTTTCTAGTCATTAGTCTATCTCCCAATCTCTCAGAATGTTAATGTTGAAACCCCCTACTACTTGCAATTTTGCAATTTGGGTTGCGTTCAGGCATTTTTGTCGCATCAATTCATTCACAATGCACCTGCTTTGCCTGTCTTGTGGATAGTATCTGGATGTACCATATACATCCTTTACGCTAAAGTTTAATAGATTTTCCATTGTCTCACCTCATTACACTATGAAAAATTGGATAATGTCCACTACTTGCACCAACGCAAGCAATAATATAACTATATGCCCTAAATGTATTTTTTCATACATATCTTATGCCCTTTCAGCTTGTGTCAATTCATACCACCTATTGGCGGCTCCGATTATCATATTGGTATATTTGATAGCATACCCAGTGCCAGCAGTCAAGTCACCTTTAGTGATTAGGTGTTTGTGTATATGCTCTATGCTATCCCAGTTATCCAATAACCGCTTGCATAGTGCATCAAATTCATCGTCTGTCAATACCTGCCTATCCTCTTTGTAGTATAGATAGCTACTCATTAGATAGTAAGGCACAAGTCTATTGATAGATAAGTTTTCTATATTCATTTTATCACCTCTATGTAATGTTATGTATTCTGCGCCATGTTACCCATGTGATAGCTTGCAATTCAAATGCTTTCAATGCCCGTCCATTGACACGGGTACGTTTACACGCTTGCACATATTCCGCTTGTAACTCACGATATTCTTTTATACCTATGTTGGTTTTATCATCAGTCAAACCTACACGCTCACCATAAGCAATATTACGTGCGTGTCCATCTATCGTGCAAGTGTCGTCACCCATGATGTTACGATAGAATGACACTATCTTTTGCCCGTTCAAGATATCAATAACCCCACCATGATTAGGCATTGCCTCTAATATAGCCCATGCCTTGCGTTTCATGGCATGATATGTGGACACTTTCACACTGTCTATATCATCGCCATTGATAAACGCTTGGCATAAATCACGTGCGTTGATTATGTTTCTATCCCATTTATTGTTAGGCGATAGTGCCGCACATACACCTGTCACGATATGCAATGGCACGTCAATATCAATGGCAATGCGGTTGCACTCTGATAGTGCGTTGGCATACCATATGATGCCATCACGCTTTTCTTCTGGCGTTGCCATTTTGTAAATGGTTAGTATGTTTTCAACTGACATAATTCACCTCTATTGTCGGTTTAAGTGTATTCATGGGGTGCAATGCACCACGATAGTACATTGCACCATAGCGTTAAGCACTTTGTTTTATTTCAAACATGACAGACTGTTTATTTCCAATCAACTCTTTTACCACGGGTACAGAGTTAAATGTACCAATTTTTACAAACTGTCCAGTTTTTGGGTCACGTGAGACAGAAACAAAGCCATGATTTACAGTTACTTTTACAATCATAATATCACCTCTTTTGATTGTTGGTTACGTTATGGGTATACATTACACCCCATGATTACACTTTGTCAAAACAATTTATGGGGCGACAATAAATATCTGGCATTGCCTAGCATATCGTCACCCCATTGTTTGTTTCACTCTCAATTTTCACCCGACTTGCTATCGTCAGTTTTTCACACCTATTGCGTCAGCGGCAAACCCAAGGATTGCTAGGGCATCTGCTCTATGTGTAGTTACTTATTGAGCCTGTAATATAGATTTTTGTTTGCAATGCTCATATGCTACTAAGACATAGTACACCCCAAACAAACCCGTCAGCACTGTGACGTATGGCTAGACAATACACAAAACTAGCCTGTTTTCTTACGCCCTACTCACATTGACGACCCCGAAGATTTACGCTAAGTCTTGACTTGTCGCACACTTGTTGCCTTGGTAGCAAGTGCCGCCTCAAGCTAGTTGCCTAGCCTTGATAGACTTCGGTCGCCTACGCCCTATCCACGTGTTAGTGAGAGTTCGTTTCTTTATAGTGCCAGTCTATGTGTTCGTGACACTTTAATCTTGCCCACTTTATAGTTGCATCAATTCGGCTTCGCAACTTTTAGTCTCATTAGGTTATTCTATTCGTATTCGTTAGTCAACTCTTTTTTTATTCGGTATTCTATTTTTTTATTCTGTTATGCCTAGCTGAACATTGCCGTAGCGGTTATCAGTTATCTAGCGTTTATCTTGGCGGCCATGTTGAAACTTGCGTTTGGTCTGGTTGTCGCTTCGATGATTAGATTAGATACCATAACAAAACAAAAGTCAAACATATAATCTTTTCAATAACTTAGCAAAGCATGGTCATTGTTTTTATTGAATAAATTGGTATTGAGTGTTGAAAAAAAAGTTACAAATACGACTCACTTTTTTTGGTTATCTAATGATTTCAATAACTTAGATATGAAATTAAATTTGAGAGAATGAAAAAAGTTTTTTTGTATTATATAAGTAGTCGTATTTTTTATGGGTAGTGGTTTTGCAATTTGTTTGTGGCGTTATGTTTTTTTATGCATCGCCTTTCAATATTTCATATCATTTTTTTATATTGCGTTTTTATTCATAATATATTTTGCGGCAACTGATAACATAACAGGTGCCAAAACACTGTAAATATCTGATATTAAAAGAAAAACATTTTTTTCTGCGGCAAAAACGCTTCTCTGATAGTAGTTTGCATGACATTTTGATTTTTTTTAATGGGTACGGCAGGGGACGGGGTAGGGGTGTACGTATACGTATACACAGAAATACACAGATTAGGAAAATTAAGTGTTAACCACACAAACAACTGACAAATCGCTATGCATAAGTAATGTGCATTTGCTTAAAATTTAGGCACAATTAAATTAATTACTAATTAGGACTTGACACGGTAAAAAAAATATGATATAATTATGTATAACTAGACACACTTAAAGTGATTCACTTAAATGTTTACTTAGTAACTCTTTAAAAGACTCTTTAACTATAGACATTTAAGTGTATAGTTAAGAGTATTTATAAAATTTTCTTTGTTAATACACTTTAAGTGACTAGTATTCGTGTTTTTAAAAAAGAAAGTTCTTGACTTTGGCTAAGAAATCTGTAAAACTATATACAGATAATGTTCTTGAAGCATTTTACAATGCTATTCGTACTAATTCTTTAGATAAACTTCATATACCCCATAGTGATGTATTCTATGTGCGTAGTGCCGTGGAAGCTCACTATGGTCGTTCATTTACTTTGAAGCATGTAGAAGATGCAATGAGGGCTGAAGGGTGGAAAGAGAAAGATGAGTGATGATACCTATTACTTTCTACGTATTCCTATCCGTAATAGTCATGCCAGATGGTACAGTTAAAAGCTACACAGAAAATGTAGTTGAATGTCCTACAGAAGAAACTGTCTTACGTATGCATCAGCCTAGACTAGACTCTGGTGAAATAAAAGATTGGGCAGCTTCTTGTGGTCCAATGACTTTAATGTTTAATGAGCCACCTAAGATGCCTGAACCACCTGCAGAGGAGTTGTCTACATAATGTCTGTAAAATATCGTGGCATAACATTCCCCGGCTACAACAAACCTATCAAGAGTAATCGTGAAGGTAAAAAGAAAATGGTTCTTGCCAAGAAGGGTGAGACAATAAGATTAATTCATTTTGGAGCTACAGGCTATGGTCACAACTATAGTGCTGCAGCCCGTAAGTCGTTTCGTGCTAGACACAAGTGTGATACTGCCAGCGACATTTTGACAGCCCGATACTGGGCTTGCCGTACACTCTGGGGTGGAGCAGGCGGCAGTACAAAATCATCACCAAAGTCTAGGAAGGGAAAATACTAATGAGTAAGCGAGGAGACACAACTAGTCGTGAGGAATTACGAAAAGAAATGATTATAAATTTGGAGGGACTGCTAGATGAACCGGGTCTTACCTCTAGCGAGAGTAAAATGATAAAAGGTAAAATTAAAGAATTAAAAGCTGGAGGCAACCCATATAACACGGGGGGTGATGTGAAAAACAAAAATAAAAAGGTTCCAGTAATAAGTATATCTGTAGGCATGGTTGAAATGAAAAAAGACCCAAGCAAGAAAGCTAAGATGATGAATGGCGGTATGGCTAATGGTAAAGCCCATATGTACGCAGCGGGTGGTTCAGTTAAAATGAACCCCGGACTAAAAGCACTTAAAACTGCTAGTCCAGAAACTTTTAATAAAATTACGAAGTCATAATGGTTGCTTCCAGACGAAATTATAAAAAAGAGTATGCTAACTACCACAGCAAGCCTGCTCAAAAAGCTAACCGGGCTTCGCGCAATACTGCACGTAGGACAGTTAAAAAAACAGGCACTAGTGTAGCAGGTTTAGATGTCTCTCATCGTAATGGTAATCCTCGTGATAACAGACGTAAAAATCTTTCACTAAAACCTGCTTCGCAGAACAGGTCGTATGCACGTACAAGAAACGCACGTAAACGTAACCCGTATGCATGAAATAGAGCGTGATATACGAAAGTGGTCACATGAGTTTCTTGAAGTTCCAAATGCAAAACTCAACGGCCTGCCACCTTGTCCCTATGCAAAACAGGCGTGGCTTGATGATAAGGTATCCTTTAGTATCAACACAGGGCTAGAAGGTCTGATAGCTGAAGTTAAAAAATTTGAGCAGCATGACTACGATATAGTTGTGTGGGCAAATCAATACCTACCTGATATGGAATACCTAGATGGGTATTGTGATGGTGTAAATGAAGCCATGTCAATCGCTGGCATAGATATGCACCTCATGGTATTTCATCCAGACTATGATGCTGAACAGGCGGGTCTGGATTTCCTAGTTGATGAGGACGCAACAGATGAGGGTCTTGTGTACTGCATGGTGTTTGTACAAAGACTATCTACGCTAGATGATGCAGCATTGAGTCTGGAGAAGTCTGGTTATTATAAACACTTCCCAGTGGATGTGTTTCATTCCCTTGTAATAGACAGAAGGAGATTACGAAATGACTGAAAAGGGTGACCCAGTAGCGAATATGTCTAAGGCTGAAATATTTAAAGAGTTTGGGCCTAAAATACTTGACAGATTTGGTACTGATGAATTAAAATTTATGAAGGAAGAATCTACTGGTCCGGGCGGGGTAGATGTAATAAGAGATTACATAAGAGATTATTTCTATAGTCGTGGCGGTATGGCTAAAAAGAAAAAAATGATGCGTGGTGGTGCTGTAGCTAAGAAGAAAATGCGCGGCGGCGGTATGGCTAAAATGGCTAAAAAGAAAAAAATGCGTGGCGGTGGTTCTGTAATGCCAAAGCGTATGCGTGGTGGTGGAATGGCTAAGATGGCATCTAAGAAGAAAATGATGCGCGGTGGAATGGCAAAGAAGAAGAAGAAGTAATATGAAATGGCTAGAATGTTTGCCAGTGTCAAGCTGGATAAAAAGCGTCCGAAGCGCAGGCGAGGCGTTCACAAAAAGAATACGAACAAGCGTAACAAACCTAAAACCTTCTTTGGTTAAGTATTTTGGTTGGGGTTTACTTTATATGGGTAGACCTTTTACCAAGATAGGTAATTGGTTTTGGAAAAAACATAGACAAGTTCTGGATTGGAATGACTAATGCCTAGAGTTATAGATGGTTCCAAGTTTACTACAAAGGGATTAGCTCCCGGTACAGGTGCTGCAACTTTATATACAGTGCCTAATGTACATGCAGCCGTAGTACGCCATCTAAGTCTTAGTAATAATAATGCTGCTGCAAAAAAAATAACTGTGCAGTATTACGATTCAAAAGAATCTACATATTACTTTATAGTGCAGGATTTGTCCATAGCTGAAAATGCTTTTGTGAATATAGTAGATGGCAATTTTATTCATTTAAATGGTAATGATAAAATTGTACTGACAGCAGAAACAGCAGGCACTATATCTGCATTAATATCTGTTGAAGAATACTACGACCCTAATAGATAGGATATAAAATGGCTCCAAGAAAAAAAGCACCTGCAAAAAAACGAGTGCGGATGTCAACTGGTGGTTCTACAGTAAATAAAGCAGGTAACTATACAAAACCCGGAATGAGAAAGCAACAGTTTAATCGTATTAAAGCTGGTGGTAAAGGTGGCAATCCGGGTCAGTGGTCTGCACGTAAGGCACAGATGCTAGCTAAAGCGTATAAAGCTGCTGGTGGCGGTTATAAAAACTAATGGAAGAAAAAGAAAAGCAAAAGAAACCTATATCTGTAGGTATCAATGAAAATAGTTTTGAACTTATATTAAGAATACTAGGTAATGAGTTTATAGCAATCAGAATAGGTTCTACAAATTTTAGTGGTAAATTGATTGCAGGTAGTATTCTATTATTATTTTTTACATTTATGTTATTAGAAGTATTTGGACTATCTAGGGTACTAGGTATTGAATAATGGCTACAAAGCTAAACGAGAACACAGAAGTTGCACTACCCCTACGTAACATTATAAGTATGGTTGCTGCTGCATCTGTGGCAACATGGGCATACTTTGGTATTATAGAAAGACTGAATCAGATAGAAACTAACATCACCATGATGGAGTCTGATTTAGCACAGAATACAGAGTTCCGTATAAAGTGGCCTCGTGGCGACATGGGTAGCTTGCCAGCCGACAGTGAGCAATATATGCTAATAGAGCATCTTGCGGGTGAATTAGAAAAACTGCAAACCGATATAGAAAGTGGCAAAGCTCCCTACGACCAACAACAAAAACTAACGCTAGAGTTTTATGAGAAGCGTATTACAAACCTAGAAGAGAACATAGAGAAGTTGAGAAACGGTAATGATTGAAGCTACTTTTGTGCTGCTGTTAGTTATGGGTGGAGAGAGGGTAGAGTATACACCCTATGTATCTTTATCTGAGTGTTTGTCTGTACGCCGTAAAATAAAACGTAATATAGGCCCGACTAATAACTTTGAACAAAAGTGGTCGTGTAAAGAATTAAAAGTCAAATTAAAAGATGGTCAGATATTGGAAATTATAGAGTAGCCTATGCCCCCACGTAACCATAAAGACTGGACAAAGAAACCTAAAGTAGAGTACATAAACTCTCTTATATACTCGGATTACAGTTTATATGAACAAGAACAAGAAAACATATTTTCTAAAGTATGGGTGCCTATGTGCCACATTAGTGAGATGCGAAACAAGGGTGACTACAGGACTACACGAATTGCAGACAAAAGAGTTATTACAATTAATATAGACGGTGAAAATGTTCAGGCTTATTATAATACTAACGATATTGACCATCGTAAACCTGCTGGAAATATTACCTATGATTTTGCTACTGTAGAAAAACCTTTACATTGTGAGGTAAAGCACGGCGGTATGGTCTGGGTTACATTAGACCCTAACCCAACTCAAAGTGTAGACCAGTGGACAGCGGGTGCATTTGATTGCATAGCAGATGCAATAGATGCAGAAGAAATGGAAGTATTCCACTATCACAAAGCCGTAATAGATACAAACTACAAATTGTGGCATGATACCAACAGTGAGTTCTACCACGACTTTATGCATTACTTTAATCGTGTGTCAGGATTTAATGATGAATATTTTGCTAGAAAGAACATACCATTTGATAATGGACATGTTAATGTCAGCAGCTTCACAGTCAACTACGAAGAGTACGATGGCTTTGAGGATAGAGGAGAGCTTAGTTTCCCTAATCTCCCACCCAATCAATGGTACATGGTGGACTTATTCCCCGGATTTAATTTTAATCTGCGGGGTAGTGCTTATAGAAGCGATAGCGTTACACCTCTTGGGCCAAACAAAGTTCTTATTGAGTTCCGTGGATATGGTCTTAAAAAAGACACACCTGAAGAACGTACCACTCGTATCAAACATCATAACTCCATATGGGGACCGTTTGGCAGGAACTTGCATGAAGACCTGATTGGTGTCGCAGGTCAAGGCACTACAATGCGAGAAGGCACAGAACCCCGTAACATCTTGCATGGTAGGCATGAGAATAGTACAATCCACGATGAAGTAGGTATGCGCCACTATTACAACGAGTGGTCTAAATGGATGCAGGTAGATGCCAGTAATCCCGCACTGGCAGCGTAATGAAAGAGTGGATAATGGTTATAAGTATGTGGGGTAGTGATGGTGTTACAGACCATTATATTGGACAACTCGCATTACAAGAACCTATGACCGAAAAACAATGTGAATATATGTTACAAGATAATAAATGGGCAGCTAGTTACAAAAATGACTACTACTCTATGCAAGTGCATTGTTATCCCAAAGACTGTGCAGGAAAAGATAAGTGCGACTAATTAACCAACCAATGAGGAACAGAGATGATTGCAGAAACCCTTGCGGGTATTGCACTGGTGAAGAGTGCCGTAGATGGTATTAAGTCTACAATTAACACCGCTAAAGATATTGGCGATATTGCAAAACATGTAGATAGTCTACTTGAGGGTGAAAAGCAAGTACAACAACAAAGGGCTAAAAAATCTGGAGCCAGCATAGGAGACCAGTTTGGTATAGAGTCAGTAGCCCAAGAAGTAATAGACGCACGTATAGCGCAAGAAAAAGTACAGGAAATGCGCACATTGGTTGACCTTCGTTTTGGTCCGGGTACGTGGCAGTCCATAGTAGATTTAAGAGCAAAGCGTATTAAAGAAGCAAAAGAAGCTGCAGCTAAAGCTAGACGAGAAGCAATTAAACGTCAACAAGAGATAATGGAAAATATTAAATTAGCTATAGGGGTTGGCTTTATAGCAGCCACAGCGATAGCTTTATTAATTTTTCTCTTGACAATTATGTAATATAGTGGTATAACTTAAACATGACATTAAAATCACCACAACAAAGTTTAAAAAACTGGACAAAGCAAAAGTGGAGAACTAAGAGTGGTAAACCGTCAGCCAAAACGGGTGAGCGTTACTTACCAGAGGCGGCTATTAAATCGCTTTCTTCGCAGGAATATGCAGCCACCACCGCTGCTAAAAGAAAAGGAACTCGTGCTGGTAAGCAGTTCGTCAGACAGCCTAAAGCGATATCAAAGAAAACCGCGCAGTTCAGACGGGGAGTAGGATAATGTGGACAGCACTAATAGGTCCAATTGCAAATATTGCAGGGAGTTGGATGGATGGCAAAGTTGAGCAAACAAAGGCAAAAGCAAGTGCTAATGTCGCAAGAGCTAAAGCTGAAGCGACTATCATGGAAAAGAAAGCCACTGGCGAAATTGATTGGGACATTGAAATGGCTCGTGCTTCGTCTTCAAGTTGGAAAGACGAGTGGCTAGTAATTTTGTTTAGTATACCATTAATATTAGCCTTCATTCCCGGTATGGAAGATGTAGTACGAAATGGATTTGAACAACTTAACAAGATGCCTGAGTGGTATCAATATTCTTTAGGCGTAATTGTAGCCGCTAGTTTTGGAGTTCGTAGTGCAACAAAATTCTTTGGTAAAAAATAATGGCAGCACAAAAGATATTAGAGTGGAAACTGATTCCAAGACTGATGATGTTAATGATGTCCGTATCGGCATGGAGAGTAGTGGAGTGGTTTATGACACTGCAAGACCCAACAAGTCAACAAGCGGCACTAGTGAGTGTAGTCACGGGGGCCATGACAGGTGCATTTGCGGTATGGATGAATCACGAGGGTAAAGGTAATGAAGTACAACAAGCAAGACCTAATAGACAAGCTGGTGGTGAGCGAAGGTCTAAGGCTACAGGTATATAAGGACACATTAGGAATTGATACTATTGGTATCGGACGAAACCTAGAAGACCGTGGCATTACAAAGGAAGAACTAGATGATTTAGATATTCCTTCCATTGACCATGTGTATGAATACGGAATCACCGAAGCTGATGCGGTCTATCTAGCAGAGAATGACGTACAGATTGTCGAGGAAGAACTGTTACGTGCGCATCCTTGCGTAGACAGGTTGGACTCTGTACGTCAGCTTATATTAATAGATATGGCATTTAACATGGGTGTGCCTCGCCTGTGTAAATTTAAAAAGATGTGGGCGGCTGTAGAATGTGGTGACTACCCAACTGCAGCAAAAGAGATGCTTGACAGTAGGTGGAGTAGGCAAGTAAAAGGACGGGCTACTAAGTTGGCTAACGCAATGCACAACGGAGAGTTTTAATGTCTAATACTAAACGTAGATACTATATTTTTATGGGCGACTTGTATAAGTCACAAGATGGTAAAGATAAAAAAATTAGGGAAGCTACAGCAAGAGATAAAAAAAAGTATGGTGGTATTGTTGCTGACACAATAACAGATGTAGCTGAAATGGTAAGTGGTAAACCAGAAGAAAAGAAAAGAAAGACACCAGTACGTCAAACTAAAAGCAATAAAAAAGAACAGAGCATTATTAGTGCGATAGGTGAATTTTTTTCTGAGCAAAAAGACAAACGAACTAAAACTTTTGGTGGTAGTCAAGGTGGTATGCCACGTAAGCGAACAGGCCATACAGATTTCCGTAAAGGTGGTATGGTGATGAACACAACTAATAAGATATAGAGATAATGGCTAGAGAACTTACAGAAAAGCAACAAGCGTTCTTAAACGTCCTGTTTGAAGAAGCAGGTGGCGATATGGTAATGGCAAAAAAGATGGCGGGATATGCTGACACTTCTAGCACTGCAGAAATTATTAAAGGTCTTAAAGAAGAAATCCTTGAGGCAACACAAATGTACATGGCTCGTAATGCGCCGAAGGCTGCGATGGCGATGACAGGTGCTTTGTATGACCCGACAGAGTTGGGTATTCGTGATAAGATGTCTGCAGCTAAAGAACTGCTTGACCGTGTGGGTCTGGTAAAGACAGAAAAGATGCAGGTAGAAGCAAGTGGCGGCGTTATGCTTATGCCACCTAAAGCACCAGTAGAAAATGGAGAATAATTAATGGTTACTGTTGATAAATTAATGTCGGCTATTTATAAACTTTCAAAGCCACTTCAAGAAAAAGCATTACAAAAATTAGGGCTTTCAACAAAAGGAAAGCCGGGAAGAAAAGGAGACGGTATTGTTGTTGGTCGTGACCGTGTTCGCATTGAGAAAAAAATAGACCAATTTAAAGGTGGTGCGAAAGGTATTAGTGCGGCTGCTATTTTACATGAATTACTTGGTATTTCTTCCGTTGGTGATGCAACTATGCCCAAAGCAAAAGCAGAAGAAAGAAAGCCAAAGCGTAGTAAAACAGAATCTGATAAACCAGCACCGGATACAGCTTTTGCTCCTATGGAGGGACCTTCTAAACGTAAAAAACTCCCCACCCCTAAAACATTACCTAAACCAAAACCTAAACCTAAAGACGACAGCAAAGTTATATTTGATACGAGTGGAACTTTAAGTAGAAATAGAGGTGGGTCTATTGACTATCGCAAAGGCGGCATGGTTATATCTACAGTAGACAATCGTAAAAACAAATGAGAGGATAATGAGTAATGACATCGCGGTTTGGACACGTAGATTATCGTAAAAAAGGACTTTTTAAAGATTCTACAAAACGCTCTTCTACAAAAACACAAGAGTCTGATACTGAACATAATGAGGGTTTTATGGAAACTCCAGACGCTTTATTAGAACGAAGAAAGAATAGAGATTCTCGTGTACAGTCAGCACAGCGTGATAAAATAATAATTGAATCTAAAGATAAAGCAGTAGGTAAATTTGTTTATGGGGATGTTTTAGACTCTAAAAAAAGACGACAATCAAAAACATGACACGCAGCATAGGCAAGTGGAAGCTACCACAGCCAACAGACATTAAAGAAGAAAACGAATGGATACCCATTCCACGTATTGCACGTACAGTACCATTCGGATATAAACAGGATGATGAAGACCCTGACATTCTTCAACCTATACCAATAGAATTGGATTTGCTAGAGAAGGCTAGGTCACACGTAAATCAATACAGCTACCGTGAAGTAGCAAACTGGTTGAGTACACAGACTGGCAGATATATCTCGCATGTAGGTTTGAGGAAACGGTTAAATAATGAGCGAAGACGTAAGAATCAAGCTGCAAGCCTCCGCAAGTGGGCAGAGTATGCGAAAACGGCAATCGCCAAAGCGGAAGAAATCAGTAACCAAAGAACAGGCTCCAGAGCCAGCAGCTAAAATTAAAGAAGTTTCATATGAAACACAAAGCATAGAAGAACATGCTAATGTGTTGTTTAAGCCAAACCCCGGACCACAGACGGAGTTCTTGGCTGCAAGTGAAAGAGAAGTTTTGTATGGTGGTTCAGCAGGTGGTGGCAAAAGTTATGCCATGCTTGCAGACCCATTACGATACATGGGGCATCCACAGTTTAGTGGGCTTCTGCTGCGACACACCACAGAGGAGTTGCGCGAACTTATATTTAAGTCGCAGGAGTTGTACCCGAAAATCTGGCCCGGTATAAAGTGGTCAGAAAGAAAGATGCAGTGGACTGCGCCATCTGGTGCAAGGTTGTGGATGTCTTATCTGGATAGAGATGAGGATGTCTTGCGTTATCAGGGTCTGGCGTTTAGCTGGATAGGCTTTGACGAATTGACGCAGTGGGCCACACCATACGCATGGAATTACATGCGGTCACGTCTACGGTCCACTGCACAAGATTTGCCAATTTTTATGAGGGCTACGACTAACCCCGGCGGTAGAGGTCATCAGTGGGTTAAGAAAATGTTCATTGACCCTTCGCCATACGACAGAGCCTTCGATGCAACCGATATTGAAACAACCGAAGTCCTACGGTATCCAGCAGGACATAGCAAGGCTGGAAAGCCTCTATTTAAAAGACGATTTATTCCAGCAAGACTTTCTGATAACCCATACCTTGCGCAAGCAGGTGATTACGAAGCCATGCTCCTTTCTCTTCCAGAGCAACAACGGAAGCAACTTTTGGAAGGTGATTGGGACATTAAAGAAGGCGCAGCCTTTACTGAGTTTAATAGGAATGTTCACGTTGTTGAGCCTTTTCGTATTCCTAATAACTGGGTTAAGTTTAGGTCTTGCGATTATGGTTACGGCAGTTTTAGCGGTGTGTTATGGTTTGCTGTTGCGCCTGATGAACAACTTGTGGTTTATAGAGAATTATACGTTTCTAAAATCCTTGCCACAGATTTGGCAGATATGATTCTGGATTTGGAAGCGGAAGATGGTAATATTAAGTACGGTGTTCTGGATAGCTCTTTGTGGCATAAACGTGGCGATACTGGTCCTTCTCTGGCAGAACAAATGATACAAAAAGGATGTAGGTGGAGACCATCCGATAGAAGTAAAGGTAGTCGTGTATCTGGTAAAAATGAAGTACATCGTAGATTACAGATAGATGAATTTACAGAGGAGCCTAGACTTGTTTTCTTTGATACTTGCACAAATGTCATATCCCAACTTCCCGCCATACCGTTGGACAAAAAAAATCCAGAGGACGTGGATACAAAAAGTGAAGACCACTTGTATGATGCGTTAAGATATGGTATAATGTCAAGACCAAGATTTAGTATATTTGATTATGACCCAATGGGTAGGCCCAGTAGCGGTATGAGAGTAGCAGACGCTACGTTTGGATATTAAAATGGAAGTTATTTGGAGTTTATTAGTAACTGTTTGTGATACAAGTTCTTGCGGGACACAAACAATACAGTGGTTTGAACAACGACCTCAGTGTATAGAAATGAAACTAATACACGAAGAAATTCCTAAAGATGGACATTGGAAGTCCGTAGATTATAAATGCACTATCGTAGGAGCAAAGGAAGTATAATGGCTGAAGATGAAATTATGATTGAAGATGATGCTATCGCTCTGGAAGATACAGATGATACAGCTAAAACAGATGTTGATGTAAGTAATATTATTCCGTTTATTACCGAAAGATATAAAAAATCTGAAGACTATAGATACCACGATGAAGAGCGTTGGCTTCGTGCTTATCGTAACTATCGTGGTTTGTATGGGCCTGATGTACAGTTTACCGAATCTGAAAAGTCTCGTGTATTTATTAAAGTAACAAAAACAAAAACGCTGGCAGCATACGGACAAATTGTAGATGTCTTGTTTGCAGGTCAGCGTTTTCCTTTATCTATAGAACCAACAGAATTACCAGAAGGGGTTGTAGCAGATGTACATTTTGACCCTAAAGAACCAGAACAATTGCGTGGTGAAACTATGCTTTCCAGTCCCTATGGTTTTGAAGGAGACGGAATGGATTTCCCAGCAGGTGCGACTTCCACGAGTCTTCAAGAAAAACTTGGGGTACTGGAAAATAAACTGGAGCCTGTGCAAGACAAATTAAAAGAAGGGCCGGGTGCAACACCTACTGCTATAGCATTTAGCCCAGCTATGATTGCTGCAAAGAAAATGCAAAAGAAAGTACATGACCAGCTAGAAGAATCTGGTGCAACTAAACATCTACGTAGTGCTGCTTTTGAAATGGCTTTGTTTGGCACGGGTATTATGAAAGGCCCATTTGCTATTGATAAAGAATATCCTAATTGGAATGATGATGGTGAATACGACCCATTGTTTAAAACAATACCTCAAGTAAATCATGTGTCTGTTTGGAACTTTTATCCTGACCCTGATGCTAATAATATGGACGAGGCACAGTATGTAATTGAACGACACAAAATGTCACGTACACAACTACGTAATCTTAAAAAACGTCCTTATTTTAGAAGTGGTGTTATTGATGAAGTCATTGAGATGGGTGAAAATTATACTAAGAAATATTGGGAAGAAGATTTAACTGATTATGCACCTGAACATGGCATTGACCGTTTTGAAGTATTGGAATACTGGGGAATGGTTGATGTAGAGTTATTAGAAGAACACGATGTAAAAATTCCAAAAGAATTAAAAGAGTTTGATGAACTGCAAGCTAATGTTTGGGTTTGTGGTGGTAAACTACTTCGTATGGTTCTTAATCCATTTAAACCATCTAAAATACCTTACTGTGCAGCACCATATGAATTAAATCCCTACTCTTTCTTTGGTATTGGTATTGCTGAAAACATGGATGATACGCAAACGCTAATGAATGGTTTTATGCGTATGGCTGTAGATAATGCAGTTTTGTCGGGTAATTTGATTGTAGAAGTAGATGAAACAAATTTAGTGCCGGGTCAAGACCTATCTATATATCCGGGTAAAATATTTCGTAGACAAGGTGGCGCACCGGGACAGGCATTGTTTGGTACAAAGTTTCCAAATGTAGCGCAAGAAAATATGATGTTATTTGATAAAGCTCGTGTTCTTGCAGATGAAAGTACGGGCTTTCCATCTTTTGCACATGGACAAACAGGTGTCATGGGTGTAGGACGCACAGCTTCTGGCATCTCAATGTTAATGGGTGCTGCTCAAGGCGGTACAAAAACAGTTATTAAAAACGTAGACGATTATTTGTTACGTCCTTTAGGTGAAGGACTATTTAGATTTAATATGCAGTTTGACTTTGACCCTGAAATAAAGGGTGACTTAGAAGTTAAAGCTCGTGGTACTGAAAGCCTTATGGCAAATGAAGTACGTAGCCAACGACTAATGCAGTTCCTACAAATTGCGAGTAACCCTGCACTCGCTCCTTTTGCTAAGTTCCAATATGTAATACGAGAGATTGCAAAGTCTATGGACTTAGACCCAGACAAAGTTACCAACAATATGGATGAAGCTGCACTGCAAGCAGAAATTATGAAAGGCTTCCAAGCTCCAATGCCAGAGCAAGGACAAGCACCACCGGGTGCTAATCCTATGGACCCAACAGGTGCAGGTGGTGGCAATATAGGTACAGGACAAGTTCCTGTGCCGGGTGAACAAGGATTTAGTGCAAGTGGACAACAAGGAACTCCTCAACAAGCTCAAGCCGCTGGTCAGCAACAGCCGCCAATGGGACCACTTCAATAAGTATTTAGATATGCTTATTGAACAACAACATCGTACTTTAGAGCAAGGCGACAGCACAGTATTAATGCACCGTGCGCAAGGAGCGATTGCGGTGTTGCGTAATATTAAAACATTAAGAGATGCAATAAATGGATGAAATTACTAAACATCATTTTACTAATATAGCAACGGGAAAAGCAAAGAAAAATAAAGATGGTTCTTTGTCTACTGTATATACTAGGCAGGTAGACTTACCTGATGAAACAGGTAAAAGAGTTCCTACTTTAATTCCTAGCGTTTATGATGGAAAAATTTTAAGTGAAGAAGACGCAGTAAAAAGGGCTGTAAAAAGTGGTAAAAAATGGCCCACAGCAAAAACGCATCCAGAGTTACGTAAGTTTGATGAAAAAATTCATGAGCGTATGAACGATAGAACTACACCTAAAGAAGCAGCAGCAGAACTTATAAGAGCAGCGGATAAGAAAACAATTAATATGAATGAGGGTGGTATGACTTTAGCAAAACAAATGGAACTCTTTGATGAGGGTGGCCTTAAAGATGAAGGTGGTACAACAGACCCTGTATCTGGCAATGATGTGCCACCGGGTTCAACACAAAAAGAAGTACGTGATGATATTCCAGCCCAACTTAGCGAGGGTGAGTTTGTATTCCCTGCAGATGTAGTGCGTTACATTGGTCTTGAAACATTAATGCGTATGCGTCAAGAAGCTAAAATGGGTCTGGCACAGATGGAAGCTATGGGTCAGATGGGTAATAGTGAAGAAGCTACAATGCCAGATGATTTACCTTTTGATGAATATGACCTTGAAGTAGAAGATGATGGACAAGGTGAGTTAAACTTTCAAGCAGGTGGATACGTACCACCGTCAATACCTAATCAGATTAATCCAGTAACAGGGGTGTATCAAACAGGCACAACTGGAATTACAGGGTATCAAGGTTATCAAGGACAACCTACAGGTTATACACCTTATGGTGGTGCTACACCATTTTTTCAACCTATGCAGTTTACTGGTCCACAGTATACAACAGCTTTACAAACTACTAATTTGCCAACATTTGCAGAAACAGTTGGAACTAGAGCAGGACAATACGATGAATTGGTAAAGTATCAAAATGATGCAGGACAAATATTACAAATACCTTTTAAGAATGGTCAACCTATCTATCCTATACCTGAAGGATATAGTAAAGCACCAGATGAACCTGAAAAAGCACAGCAGACAACCGTAACTCCTACGCTTGGTCAAGTACGAGTTAAAAAAGATGTAGATAACACTGGCAAAGAAGGAGATGATGACAAACCGCCAAGTACAGTAGATGTAACAGGTATACCATACAATTATTCAGAACTTAATCCTACAATGAAAGGCCTTGTAGATAAATATGGTTCAGGTTTTGGTACACTAAAAGATACTTTTAATCCACAAGTGTATGAAAGAATTGCAGCAGGGTTAGGTATAACAGAAGGAGTTCCCGCAAAAACTAACTCATTAATTTCTGCAAGTTGGCAGGGTGTTTTAAGTGGCTATAGGGGTTTTAAAGAAGGGGAAGATAAATTTGATGTAGTAAAAAGTTCAGGCGCAAATCTTAATGTTAGCGGTTTTTTCAATACAGAGCAATTACAAGACATTTCAGGTGTGAATACAGCGGCAATCGCGGATGTAACTAAAGCAGTAATTGAAGGTGGTACATTTACTGGTCCGAATATAGAACCCGTAACCATAACAGGTATGAGAAGTCTTTTTGAAAATGAAGATGGTACTCCAAAAACACAAAAAGAAGTTAAAGAAAATTTTTTAGCAGAAGCAGCTAAATTAGGTGTAAAAACAACAGGCGGTAAAGATGGTAGAGGTAACTGGACTAGAAGTCTTGAGACAATAGCAAATGATATATCAACTATAAAAGCCCAGACTGCAGCTAGGGCAAGACAGGCTGGCATAGATGCCCAAATAGCAAAAGCGGTTGCAGAATCTAAAGCAGCAGCTAAAGCAGCGGGAACTTATAAAGAAGGTGATATTATTAGTGGCGGTCAAGAAGATATAGACAGAATGGCTGAAGCCAGACAAGCCATGCAAGATTATATGAGTGGTCCCAAATCCAGTGATGATTTTGCAACCGAGGATAGCCCCGGAGCCAAAGCCTTTGAAGGTTTCATGGGAACAGGTGACGAAGGTTAAACAAGCTGCGTGAGGGGCTTGTAAAACAACCTCACAATATGTTGGCTACCTAATCCCCCACCCCGTGGCTACGGTTGGCCCCAACGA